TCTGGAGTACCTCAACATCACTACGCCTGCCGAGTTCAAGGTGGTGATGGATTTACTCTGCTACTACGACAGCGAAAAGAAAACCTCGACCATAAGCCGCACAGGTATTGCAAGAGACACCGCAATGCCGGTGAGCAACGTTGAGCGCGCACTGAAAACTCTTGCGCAGAAGGACATCATTCGTATCCACAACAACTATGCTGACAACGGTCGTCAGGTCGAGAACTCATACGAGGTCGCATTCCTAAACTATGACATGGATGAGGACAAGCTCCGCGACGCAGAGCTTGCACTTCGATTCAAAAGTTAATTGTCATAGGGGCTGTGTCATGATGTCATAGGCTTATATATTAAGTATACAAGATAATATATACTTAATACAGAGAAGGAAGATATATATTAACTACCAAAGATAATATAAACTATGCGCCTTTTTTCTTCAGCTATAACATTTGTGACAACAATGTTCGGTTGATAAGAACTGAAACACGCGCAAAAATCCCCTTTTTAGCCGCCTTCAAAACCCAAATGGTATAGTTACCCCACCGCTCCCATTGAACGCGGTTGTCGCGCAACGTGGAGCGAGTTGGGGGATATATCAGAGGAAGAAAAACGGACAGTGCAGGGGGACAAAAGTCGGTCCGAAAGACCGGCAAGCATAGCAAACGGCGTTCCGCCTGCCGCTGAAAACGGGAGAACCCGTGCCCCTTTTTGGTTTGCAGGAAAAAGGCTGGCGTCATTTGCGCCCGCCATTCCACATCGGACGGGCAGTGCCCGCCGATTCTTCGGCATTTGCTGTGACGTAAGCAGAGGCGTCTTTCCTTGGGAATTTCAAAAAAGCAGGCGTCTTTTTTGAGAAAAAAGTCAGATAAAGGCTATGATCAGGGAGATATGGGAGGCGTCTGAGCAGCATAATTGCCGCTGTGAGAGGAGTGATAAAAAACCGAGCAGGCCTCGCAAGGGATGCTCAAAAAGTCTGGGCTGGTAACACGCAGGCTCAGCAAAGACGGTACGATCAGATTTTGTACCTGTGAATTTGAATTGAATAGTTTTAGAGGAGGCGGATGTATGAGCATAAACCTTGAAAAGACTCATTGCAGTGAAGATCCCGAGGTACAGTCCGTATTGCATCACGACTGTACTGTTGACGGTGTCACCTATCGTGTTTGGTCTGCTTTCCTTGGCAGGAAAAGAGCTGAAGAGTCGCTCGGAGAATTAATGCTCCGACAGCTCGAAAGGGGGAATGAAAAGCCTGCCTTTGATGCAAAGCAGACCGAGAGCGAGTCGATGTAAAAGTCGGAAAATGTTTTTTGTGCAGTCCTACGAAATCAGCTGTGCACACTGGATTCCTGAGCGGAGATGTGGTATACTGTCCGTGTAAGGATCTGCTGCACGGCTGTGAAAGGAGTTATAATGAAAAACAAACAGCCTAAAAAAGCAGCTCTGTATTGCAGGCTCTCGGTCGATGACGGGCGAATGGGCGAAAGCGTAAGCATTGGCTCGCAGAAATTATTATTGGAGCAGTACTGCAAGGATCATGCAATAGAAAATTATAAAGTGTACGATGATGATGGATACAGCGGCACAAACTTCGATCGCCCGGCGTTCCAGAGAATGTATGAAGACATTCAGAACGGACTGATAGATACCGTCCTGGTAAAAGACCAGTCACGATTCGGAAGGTCGTATATCGAAGTCGGAATGTACGTTGAGAAGTTCAAGGAACTTGGAGTTCGTTTCATTGCTGTGAGCGACAACTACGACTCAATGAAAAACGAAAACGATATGATGTTCCCGATGAGAAATGTACTGAATGATTACTTCGCAAGGGAGGCTTCTATCAAGACTAAGACTGCGAAGAAGGCAAAAGCGAAAGCAGGACAGTACATCGGTTCAAAGCCACCCTTCGGCTACAAGCTGGACCCCAATGACAGACATCACCTTGTGATAGATGAGCCTGCTGCTGAAACAGTACGAAGGATATTCAGAATGGCGGCGCAGGGGATAGGCTACAATAAGACCACGAAAATATTTCGTGGGGAAAAAGTTCTCACACCGATAGCTTACTTCAATCTCCACAATCCTGATTACTTCAAGTCGGATTACTGGAGAAAGGAGTTCGATTGGCACGTTACTTCGATCCGAGTGATACTTGAAAATGAGGTCTACCTTGGCAAACTGATCTACGGAAAGCAGCGGTGCAAGTCGATGAAGAGTAAGGAAAAAGTCAAGGTTCCGAGAGAGGACTGGATAATCGTTGAGAACTGTCACGATCCGATAATCTCTCAGGAGCTCTGGGATGAAGCACACAGAATGATGGGTACCAAGAGGCGTCCAACGCTGACGGGTGAGGTTCAGATGTTCGCAGGTCTGCTCTACTGTGCAGACTGCGGTCATGCGCTTACCTACTCGCAGAAGAAACGCAAAGACGGTACATATCACGGAGCATACTCATGCTGGATGTATAAAACTCATGGCAAGGAATACTGTGCATCGCATTATATTACCTACGATGTGGTGTACAAGCTTGTGCTGAAAGACATCAGGAGAGTGCTGAAGTCATATCGTAAAAACAAGGATGAGTTCAGGTCGTTCCTCGACAGCAAATGCAGCGACAGCAGTGCAAAGAAGGTAATACAGCTTGAACATGAGCTTGAAAAAGCACAGGGCAGAATAGCTGAGATAGAACACCTGCTCAACAAGCTTTATGAAGACAATGCACTCGGAAAGATCTCAGATGATCGCTACGCACAGATGACAAAAACATTTGAGGAAGAACAGGCAGAACTCAAGAAATCTATACCAGAACTGACATATGAGATCACAACGCTCAAAGCCAGATCCGATGCCGCTGATAAATTTACAAAAGTAATTGACAGTTATACGGATATAAAGGAACTCAATGCTGATATACTCAATGAGCTTATCGACAAAATAGTTGTCCACCATAAGGAAAAGCTCTATGGAAAGACATATCAGCAGGTAGAGATATATTACAGATTCGTAGGCGAACTGAAGGAAACTGTGGCAAAAGCAGCGTAACAATCAAAAACAGAAATTATGTTCGCTTTAAAAACAGTCCTCGGTCGCAGGTTCGAGTCCCGTCACAAGCTCCAGACAATGAACCGCCCGAACACCGGATTTATGCCGATATTCAGGCGGTTTTCTTGTATTTCAAATGTGCTTGAATATCCGTATTTGCACTTCAAAATGCAGAAAAATCACACAAATGCCATGAAAATCGTACGGATTGTCACACGAAAGATGCCCGGCAGTATTACAAAAACAGATACAAAACTTAAGACAATAATGAATTATGCTGAAGGAGTGTTTGTGGCATAGCAATGTAGCAGAGCATTACTAGCGATACTTCATTTTTCACTGGTTGCTGCTCAGGCTGCAATCAACGAAGGAAAGTAATTCCAAAATATACTCAGATTGGCTATTTTACGCTGAATCTGGACGATGCTAAAGAATACCTTTACGCAAAGTCTACGAAGCGTAGGATACTAAGTTGGCGTGATATTCACGTTAATGTGTTTATCTGAATAAACAAATAGAGCTCTCACAGTTTCGGCTGTGAGAGCTTTTTTTGTTATAAAAATGACCGCAGTTTATTCCTGCGGCTTTTTTCTGATTTTATGTTCGTCTTAATTTTTATGATTTGTTTTATTGTCCTTGGCTATCTTTTTGAATTTCTCCTCTTTTGCAGCCAAGTATCCTTCGGCGTCTTCAGAATAAGCGTTTTCAATTTTCAGCTTTTCGGAACTTTGAAAAGCATTATTCCCTTTATCAACAGCAGCAAGAACGCAACTGTTGCCGCATAGGGTATTCTTGCTATGATCAGAAACAAAACTGCGATAATGCTGAGTACAAGCGACGCGCCTGTAACTGCGCTTCTGCCCTTTTCTATGTTCCTGTAATTCATAAACATCTTCACTGCACCGATAATGATGAGTGCAGCAAAAAGTCCCCAGCAGATATAGCTTATCCCGAAAGAAATATGCATGTAATCAAACAGTGCAACCGCCGAGACTGTTTCTCCTGTCTTTTCAGGAAAAAGCGGTAGGAGAATAAGCATAATGCTCATTATATCGACTACTCCTATCAGCAGGTCTATCATTTTTCCGATATTTGAGCGGTTCTCGTCTTTTGCCGCAGTAATGAGTTCCTCCGATGACAGAAGCTCATCTATGGTTACGGAAAAGAACTTTGATATCTCTTTCAGCGAATCGATATTCGGATAGCCCTTTCCCGACTCCCATTTTGAGATAGCTGTACGGGATACATATAGTTCCTTTGCAAGCTCCTCCTGAGTGAGTCCTTTTGCTTTTCTTAGTTCCTGCAATTTCTCATGAAATTCCATTTCCGTTTCTCCGTTAGTTATTTTTTGTCAGTAAGCTGAACAGTGCCCTGATAAATGAGGTAAAGTCCCGTGCTCAGCAGTACAGAGCCAGCTATATCTGTCAGCCAGTGTACTCCCGCAACGGTGCGTCCCACCACCATAAACGTCGTGAATAAGACTGTAAACGCATAAAGCCCGTACCTGACTTTAGTATTTCGCACTCTTAGCTGCACCTGAAAATCCAGCGTCGGCATTACGCTCATAACAAGAAGCGTTGTTGAAGATGGATAAGAAGCCTCCATACGTCCTTCTATAAGTATCGGTCGGTAGTTTATAGGTATCATCTCAAATATGAGATAACCAAATATCACAAGGATATAGTAAATACCAAGCAGGATAATATCATTATCCACTTTGAGAAGGCTTCTCCGCTTTATGAGTTGAACCAGACCTACAACTCCGAATATCATACAGATAAAGATCGGCACAAGTCCAAGCCAGTCGGTTACAGTATACACCCACATATGAACGCCTGTCGTTTTATGAAACCATGTGTTCAGACTTGCGAAACCGATGTCTGTTCCGTTCTGCCCCACTGCCTGAACATCAACTGTCTGTATCAGTACAGTCCAGACTGCAAAGAGTATCAGCATTATCATGCCTGTGATCAATATGTTCTTTCCGTTCTTTTTCGTAATTTCGTGTTCCTTTCAGACGATTGCCTTTCAGCTGATCTCATGGTAACACTGGGACTGAAAAAAGTAAAGAACCGCATCGTCACACCGGTGACACGAATCGTGACATCTGCGATATTACGCCATTTGCGACACGTATTCTGGTTCTGCTGTCATGACATTTTGATGCGATGTTTTGTGCTAATTTTTATTATAACCGAAAGGTGAAATTCCGTCAACCCATAGTCTTGACCAGACCGTGCAGATGTGTTATGATATAAGCAGCAAAAGCGCAGGGAAAGCATAAAGGGCACTGACAGTTTCAGCTGTCAGTGCTTTTTATCAAATCAAGAAACAGAAAAAACATATTGTTCAGGAGGCCAGATATGATCGATACAGCGTATTTGACAGATAAATTCATCTCAGCATTACAAAATACATTTCCCGATAAGGTATGTTTCGTTGGCTTACAGGGGAGCTATGCACGCGGAGAAGCAACAGAAAGCAGCGATATTGATTTCGTTGTTATTCTCGATCACCTTTCATGTGAAGATGTAAGAAAATCCCGAACTATGTTGGATGCCTTTCCGCAAAGGGAATTATTCTGCGGATTTCTTTCTGATGCTGACGACCTCAGGAACTGGGAGGTATCTGATCTGTTCCAGTTTTATTATGATACGAATCCGATAATCGGAACTCTTGATGATATTATTCCGCCAATAACTGTTGATGATATCAGGCGGTCAGTCAGGATAGAAGTCTGCAATATTTACCATTCCTGCGTTCATAATCTGATATATGAAAAAGATCCCGCAATACTGAAAGGATCGTATAAATCCGCATACTTTGTGATACAGGCACTCTTGTATCTGCAATCAGGAGAATATATCGCACGTTTACAGGAACTTGTCAGCAAAGCGTAAGGCATCGAAAAGGATATAATCTCTGCTTATATACAGATAAAAAACAGCGGCGTGTCAGATTTTGAAAGACTGTCAGATCTTATCTTTACTTGGGCGAAAAAACAGTTAAATCACCTGAACGAATGTATTTAAAAGCATATTCCGATATAAGGAGACTACTATGATTGAAACAGAACACTTGAAAATATACCCTGCCTCAAAAGAGCAGATGGAAGTATTTATAGAAACACAAACGGTTGATGTCCTTAAAGCTGCGTACACCGAAATGCTGAACGGTTGCCTTGATCATGCGTACCATGTCGGGTCGTTTAATTATCAGGTGAGAATAGAATATATTATTATACTCTGATCAACCTCTGATATTCCTAAATCTCCAGCTCGCTGTTAAAAAAGAAAAGTGCCCAAAAGCGTAAGGAACATTTCAGGGCACTTACGATTAGGCATTCAATCACATTAAAGATTCTACTTGTTATGGTTCAGCAATACCATATTTGATTTATATGGAACGATTATTGAGTGTGCAAATATACTGCGGGATAGAGAAATACTTTTTGTTACGCACAAAAATGGAACTCATTCCGGATATTCACTGTATTTTATAGTAAAGCAAAAATGAGTTCTACTTTGTTGCGTGCAAAAATGGAACTCATTTTATTCGAAAGTTATTTAAAACATTTATTTTCTATTTCGAAAAAAGGAATTGTAGATTTAGACATTATTTTTTCAAAATCGAGAGATTGGATTAAAGGCTCAGCTCTTTTACCTTCGTGATAAGCAGATCCATTGCCTTTCATTCGAAAAAGCATTTTCATTTTTCGCTTTCCTTTTTTACCTTTAGTAGGTATAGGAACTGGAGCAATTCCGATAAATTTAAAAACACTTTCAGAATCTAAAAGTATTATATCTTCAATATCTGCATGCGCTGCTAAATCTATTACTTTGCAGTTCCTGTTTTTTTTCTATTGATTTTCGCAAATCTATCCAATCTCCATCCATAATCTTAGTGATGTCGTTATTATAACTGTCAGTATCATAACAAAGGAACACGGTCCACCCTATGCTTTTGTTCTCTTTATAGCACCTATTCGAAAACCAAGCACCTGAATTAGATATTTGGGAAACAGTACCCACGACATTGTCTTTTATTAGTATTGATTTACCGTTTGATGATAGTACGTGAAATGTTTCACCAGTTTTTTCGTCCGTTCTTTTTTTCAAGAGAACATTCAGGATACTTTGATAGAAAGTAGGACAACAGTGTATGATAAAAAATCTTTTCGGTATCACCTTCAAATACGAAAGCGATTCCAGATGAGTAAGTATCTCCCATGAATCATTCCTCCAGATAAAAGGATAGTAAATCTTCATTATCTGAATCACCGGACAGAAGTTCGAAAATATACTCACCAAAAGACATATTATTATCTCTTGCAATATTAATTAGTTGTTTAATTTTGTTGCTTTTAACACGGCTGAATTTGGCTGTTCCGTCATTAGTTGGCTTTCCTATGTACATTTTTTCAGGTTTTATATATTGAACAAGGAAAGGAGAGTGGCTTGATATAATAACTGTTGTATCTTCAAGTGCTTCATCAAGAAATTCGAGTAAGCTTTTTAGCAATTTAGGATGAATGCTTGTTTCGAGTTCCTCTATACCAATAAAGCTTATTTTGCGTGAACTTGCAATAAACACGTTAGCCAACAGCCAAAAAATTCTCTTTGTTCCTGTAGACATTCTGGCAATGTCCATTGGCTGATTTATAAATTTATTAGTTATAAAGATTCTATATATTTCGTTTTTGATCTTAAACGGTATTTCTTCGATGTTTTCTTCTTTGTCGGATACTACCATAGATAATTTTGTCTTATCATCGGAAGTTACTGAATATGGTTTGATGGATATATCAGTAAATTCAGGAAAAAGAGTATATACTGCTTCAAGAAACAGAGAATACTTTTCAGGATCTATTTGACTTAATTTATATATAGCTCTTGGAACATCATTGTCATCAAAGGCGATGTTATCGTTTTCGTCATCAGCAGTAATATACTCTATTGGAACTGGTTGAAATCTTTCACCTAAGTCAAGAGACGAACAAACACGATAATTAATATCTTTTATTGCTTTAATCGTTGAATAAATAGGAAGGTCATCCATTATTGTTAATACATCAATAGCAAGTTGGGAATCATTAAGTTTTATTTTTCTAAACGATTTGGTTTCTTTTTCTTTTCGATATGTGCCCTCTTTCCTTTTTAGGTATGATGTATATCTTACACTTTCATTCGGGCGTGCATCAATCCATTCGTCAGTTATTATTTGACCTGTTCCATTGTCTCGATACCAAGAAAAAGAATATCCATAATGTACATACTTATAGTCATCATTAGTCTCATTTTCAAACTCGATTTCAAAATAAAAATCATCTTTTGCAAGCGATTTATTAATAGGGATTCCTTTGACCCATCGCATCATTAACTTTCTGTCTTTTTCACTTGCTGAAATGAATTCAGTGCCAAAATCAATAGCTTCTAATAGGTTTGATTTACCATAATTATTAGTTGAAATAAGAGCTACTATATTTTGTAATTTGATTTTTGTTTTTTTAAGATTTTTAAATCCACTGATAGTAATACTCCTTATCTTCATATAGTCTCCTCCTTTTTCTACAGTATAGCATATTCAAATTTCAAAGTCAAGTACGAAGTGTGCTTTATTACTCGAAAAAATGTCGTTTTATGTAGCTGAAAAAACAAAGTCTATAATAAGATGTATATTAAAACAAAAAACAAGTACTAATACATTTCGAATCACTAAAATGAACAGTCATAGATATATGAATGATTATCATTTAAAGTAAAGCGTTTTTATTAGTATCACCTCGCGCACTTATTATTCATCTTTCTAATTTTATACCCTGATCAACTTCTGATACTCCTCAATCTCCAGCTCACCATCGGCAGCTTTAGTTCGCAGCTCAATAGCGTAGTCGCCCCACTCAGCAAACTCAGACTTGCTCATCTTCTTTTTCATAAAACGAGCGTAGTGCTGCTTGTATGCACGGTTGTATATTTCCCAAACCGGATCGTTCTTGAGCTTGTCCTTGAAGGTGTGACGCATGGATATGTCACGGCAGGACTTGGGAGGATTGCTGCTTATGAGTCGCTTGCAGTAGTGTGAGAAGGTGGTGTGCTTCATGATGAACCACCGACCGCAGTTACGGCACTTGACAGGCATGAACTTTTCTTCAATGCACTTGAACAATTCAAAATACAGAAAGGCTCCCAGCGATGTGAAACGGTAGGTCTCACAAAGTATGGGACCTTTTTTCGTTTCGATAACTGTGTGTCCCATGCACATACTTCCGCTTGAAATAACGCCTATATATTTTTGAAATGTGTCAATCACTTTTTGAGTTGTCGGGTAACTGTTGTGGTCACATAGTTCGTCAACGAACGGCATAAAGATTTTCTTGACGCGGATAACGTCCTCGATAAAAGTTGAGAATTCATTTGTCATCTGCTCGATACAAGTTGTAAAGTCAGCAGCGCCTTTTCTGTTCTCGTAGTTGCTGAAAACTTTCTTGCTGTCAAAGTCGTAATCAGATAACGCTCGCAGTTCATTCAGATTTTTCGTGATGTACATTTCCTCAAAGGACACAGGCGTGCTCTCTGCGTTGACAAAGTGTTCGTTGTAGTCATCGACTTCAAACTCCGAGTCTTCATAGAAAGGCTCGTCAAAGATGTCGTTGTAGTATGCGAACAGATTTCTCAGCAGACCGTGTCTGAAATGCTTTGTGTCGTAGGGCGGAAGTGACTTTGCAATGTCCATGATGTTGTCGTATGTGGATTCTATTTCCTGTGCGCACTTGCCTATGTCAGCAGGACAGAACAAGGAACTGATGTTCAGCTCAGACTTTACGCGTTCACATACGTCAAACAGTTCGCCCAAGTCATAAAAATTCATTGAAAAATAGCGCAGAAGTATCTCTCCGAGCGGATAAACTCTGCCATCGGAAAGATATATTTTTCTGTCATGGTAGTGTGCTTCTATCTCAAACATAATAACTCCTTTCAGAAATAGTGTTCTATTTCGTCAGAGCGCATAACACTGCGGATTGCTTTGAAAATAGCTGAAAACTAAAAGTTTACAACCTGTTCATAAAAACAGATTATAGATTGAACTCGGTAGATACATATCACCTATGCAGCAGTTCCCTATGCCTTTTTTCTCGCCCGCAGCCGTAAGAAGGGAAATTATTATGCCGCATTCCATAATGCCGTAAAAATACGCCATTCCGCCGTATTTCGGCATACTTGCCTGACCGTTGTACGCAAAATAAACAGTAAAGGCAGAGCCTTCATATATATCCCTGTTGGTTATATAATGAGCTTCGGAGGATATCATTTTTCCGTCGTCCGCAAGAACAAGGCTGTTGAGGACAGGATCGTAATAATAAAGTCCCACATCAATCCCCTCAACTCTTCCTTCCTTTATATGTACATAAATATCCAGCGTAGCAAGTCCGCCTGCTGACGGATAGTACCTCGTATGATCGACGGGCTTGTTTTTCAGACAGCCCAGGATATATGAGAGATCGCTGTATGATACAGGATCAGAGGAAAATTCCCTTACAGAGCACCTTTTCTCCACAAGAGGGGGAAGCTCCGTATTCGCAAGTATATAGGATGTATCGCCTGTGACAACGTGCCTTTCCGTCTGCATGAGCTTGAATTCCTCAAGCTTTTCCTTTACGAACCTCATATCCTCATCATGATCGTCATTGAATATTTTCTTCTGGCTGTAAAAAAGCTCTTTCGGGGAAAGTATAGAGTTTACAAGGATCTTTTTCTTTATGAGGTCCTTGATGAGGTTGTTGAGAAAAGCCCTTTTGTTTTCGGGGAAACGCTCCTTCAGTTCGCTGAGCTCTGTGCCGTCCTGAGTGTAGTAGTATAGCTCAGGGAAAAATTCTGCACCCTTTTTTCCGTAATTAAAGCGTTCTATTCTGAGCTCGCCGTTTATTATCTTAAAATTAACAGACGGAGACCAGAAGTACATACTTTTCATATAAATACATCCTTTCGTGTTAATTAGCGGCAACTAACTTACGCTTATAAAACGAATAAGGTGAGAAAAGTGGTGAGACGTGTAGAAGGAATGTTTGAGGAATAAAGTTAGTTTTTACTAATATCGTGTCATAAATGAAGCCCGTACTCGAATCAGCGATATATCATCGGATATATGCTTTTTGAACCGGGCTGGTAAAAATATGTTTTACAACACTAACAGCTTATATTTTAGCACATTATAGCATTCTTGTCAATATTCTTAAAAAACTTTTATATTTCGTTAAATCAATGGCTTGCCGCCGCAGCTTTTTATGTAATTATTGTATAAAAAAATAACCTGCGATCCCCGTTTACAGGTTCTCTTACGTATTGAAAGCCGTATATATCTGTGTTATAATGTATAGACTAAGGAAGTGCTTATATGGAAAAAGGACAGATAGATTTTGCAAAAGACAGCGTATGGAAAATGATATTCAGGCTTGCGCCGCCCGTCATGGCTGCACAGCTCATACAGGCGCTGTACAACATCGTTGACAGCTTTTTCATCGGCAGGTGCTCGGAGGAAAGCCTGCGATTCGACTTTATCTGGTAAGATGCTATGAATAGTGCTACGGCAACAAAGCCGATACCCTGAATAAACCAATCGTACAATTGCGGTCATTCCTTATCATAGTAGTTTGATATGTATTATTATATCACAGCTTTGAGAATAAATCAACAATCAAAATCCTAAAACCCCATAGCCGTTCTGACAACGAGCATTTTGTCCTGTCCCGCAAGCTCTCCGAGGAGAACAAATGCGACCTCCGGAGCAGTCTGCGGACAATAAGAAGTAATGATATTATCAGTTTTCACAACAGGCTCATTGACCACCTCAACACCGTAAGCTGCAAGCTGCTTTTGTCTGTGTCCGTCATTAAGGTGATATGTAGTTGCTCTTTTGCCTGTCAGTATCCCTGCATGAGCAAGTGCAAGTGCTCCTACACAGACCGAAGCTATCATTTTATGCTGCACATTGAACTGTCTTATCAGTTCGCAGGCTTCTTTGGAATAGGCTTCCTCATAAAAGCCGAATTCCTCAAATCCGCCCGGCAAAGCAAGTGCGTCATATTCCTCTGCACGTACATCTTTCAGCAGCTTATCGACTTTCACAGGAACTCCGAAGGCACTTATGACTGTTTCACGAACTCCGCAGGTAACAACTTCCACATCGTAGTTATAGGAGGTTTTCGCCCATCCGAATACGTCGATAAAAACGCTTGCCTCCATTGTTTCAAAACCTTTTGCAAGTAAAAGCAGTACTTTCATTTTTGGCTCCCCTCTCATTTCAGCTCCCAGCCGTTGTCGCCGTGGTATATCATCAGCTTTGTCATACCGCCGTCGATGCAGATATTCTCGCCTGTGATGAAGCCTGCCTTGTCGGAGCAGAGAAACATGACCATATTGGCAATATCCAACGGATTTCCCACACGTCCGCAGGGCTGCTGATATGCGTCGGGACCTTCATAGACCTTGTAGGACGTATCTATCCAGCCTGGCGAAATGGAGTTCACACGCACCTTCCCTGCAAGGCTAACCGCAAGTGCGTGAGTGAGGGCAGCTATACCGCCTTTCGCCGCAGTGTAGCTCTCGGTCTGAGGCTGGCTCATACGATCCCGGGAGGACGAAATATTGATGATACTGCCGCCATTGCCAAAGTGCGGTGCGAACAGCTTCGACAGGTAAAACGGTGCAGTCACTCCCACTGACAGTGCGTACTGGAACTCCTCATAGCTGCACTCGTCAATGCCCTTCATCAGCGGCAGAGCGTTGTTGACCAGAAAGTCGATGTGTCCGTGCTTTGCAATAACTTCCGCCGCAAACCTTTCAAGCACGGACTTGTCGGAAATATCGCCGACGAAGTGGTCTCCCTCAGCCTTGTCGATAACGCAAACCTCCGCTCCGTTTCTGCGGAATTCCTCGGCTATACACTTGCCGATACCATTTGCGCCTCCTGTTACTACGGCTACTTTGTTTTTGAACATATCAGTCACACTTTCTTATCGGGTGTCGGATAACAGTCTTCCACTTTTCAGGAAGCGTTTTCCTCGGGTCTGAGAGATATATTTCATGGTGCAGACGTTCCCTGTTGATGTCGTTCTGACAGCCATTTTCAGCGACATATTTATCCATTAATTCAACAGTTGCAGGCTCCTCATCGTAGGAGCCATTGTGCATTATCTGAACACAAAGTCCCTCGTTTATCGTGAGGAATTCAGCCACCGAACAGTCCAGCTTTTTCTTCTTTGAAGCAGTTTCAATCGCCCACCTGAAGTCCTTCTCCGTTACAAAGTCGGGAAGCCTGATAACAGATATCCACCTGAGCTGAGACTTGTCAGCATAGTTGAAAGCTCCGCCATTTTCGCTCCACCAGAAGCCTTCCAGCGGCGGTACTACATACTCGAAAAAGCCTTCAATTTTATAATCGGTTTTGTAGCTCATTTTCAGTGTATAGGCAACTGCATAGAGCACTTCTATTGCCCGTTTGTATTCGCCTTTTTCATCATTCGGGTCGCCTTTTCCGCGGACAGCGATGTAGTTCATAATCGGTATTTCCACGATTTGCGGCTTGTTCTTCGGCATATAGTATTCCTTGTATTCTTTCTTAAAATCAAATGACATAGTTTCCTCCTGCTTTATTTAGAATTTGTGACTACCTCTCCGGTCCAGTCGATAATTCCTCCGAACTCGTAAATATGTGTATATCCCATATCAGTCAGTTTCTGCGAGTAGGTGAGTGCATGACCGCAGTCTGCACAGTAGAGCAGACCTGCGAACATCTGAACCTCACCTGTCAGCGTTGGACGCCTCTTGGTACTCATCATTCTGTGTGCTTCGTCCCACAGCTCCTGAGAGATTATCGGCTCATGACAGTTTTCAACTATTATCCATTCTTCGCGCGGAAAGAACACCTTCTTCTTGCTTTTCATAGATACGTTTTTTCGTTTTCCGTAGACAAGCTTTCCGAGGTAGACCTCATTCTCAAGTATCACTCGGATAGAAGTAACGTGCCAATCGAACTCCTTTCTCCAGTAATCCGACTTGAAGTAATCAGGATTGTGGAGATTGAAGTAAGCTATCGGTGTGAGAACTTTTTCCTCGCGGAAGATTTTCGTAGTCTTATTGTAGCCTATCCCCTGTGCTGCCATTCTGAATATCCTTCGTACTGTCTCCGCGGCAGGCTCGTCTATCACAAGATGATGCCTGTCGTTCGGGTCCAGCTTGTAACCGAAGGGCGGCTTTGAATTGATGTACTGTCCTGCTTTCGCTTTTGCCTTCTTCGCAGTCTTAGTCTTGATAGAAGCCTCACGCGCGAAGTAATCGTTCAGAACATTTCTCATTGGGAACATCATATCGTTTTCGTTCTTCATGGAGTCGTAGTTGTCGCTCACAGCAATGAACCGAACTCCGAGCTCTTTGAACTTTTCAACGTACATTCCGACTTCGATATACGACCTTCCGAATCGTGACTGGTCTTTTACCAGGACGGTATCTATCAGCCCGTTCTGAATGTCTTCATACATTTTCTGGAACGCAGGACGGTCAAAGTTAGTGCCGCTGTATCCGTCATCCACCTAAACGCTGTCGTTGATACAATTCCCGTTCTGTAACGAAAGGGTTGCATTTTCAGCGGGCGATGGTTGCATTAGGGTTGCAAATGGTTGCATTCGGTTGCGTCAAAATGCAACCACTTTCAAATGAAAGCCATGCGGGAATAATCGTTGCAAATCGCTGAACATCGAAAATGCCGTAAAATCGGACTTTTCGAGAATCAGAGGGTTGCAACAGGGTTGCATTGGTTGCATCGAGGGTTGCATGATGGTTGCAATGGTTGCATTTAGGGTTGCAACCGGACGCAACCCTCCTCACTTACAAAACAAAAAATGGGGCTGCAACTGCCGAAATGTATCACTCAGGCAGCCACAGCCCCAATTATCTGTATTCAGTTGTAGCCATTCATTTTCTAAATTCAACCTGTATATCGTCCTTGCTGTACACAGTCACGCTTTCGACCAGAACACCCCACAGTTCCTCATCAAACTCTGTCAGCGTTCCCAACTCCCTTACATTATTTATAAAGGCTTCTATCCGCTTGACTCGCCTATGGGTATCCTCGATCTGCTGTTCAAAGGATTCATACTGTGTTTTGGCTGCTTTAAATCGCTCTATCAGCGTATTGTACTTTTTATTGTATTCAGCCTGATCCTGAGCGATTCGTGCATTCTCGGATATGAGGTTCTCAATCATATCGGAAAGCAGCACCATTTCATCTTTTGCTGCATCTCTGCTCTTTTCCAGTTCTGTCGTATCCGATGCAATCACCATGCCTTCACGCAGGTTTGCAATGATCTCATTCTTATTGGCGATCAGTTCATTGGCGGCGGAAAGGAAAGCCGATTGTATCTCTTCGGCAGTCAGATTCGGCGTAGAGCATTTACACTCACCTTTATATTTATGCCCACACTGGTAAATGGTTCTGCGGTACTGGTCGGTCGAATGCCATACCTTCGGGCTGTAGAAGCCGCCGCATTCTCCGCAGATGAGCTTTGATGCAAGAATATCCACGCCGCTGTATCGGCTCTTGTTTCCCTTGCGCCGTTCCATTTCCGCCTGCACCGCTTCAAAGATTTCTGGTGTGATGATCCCATCATGGCTGCCCTCCACATAATACTGTGGAATCTGCCCGTCATTCTTTTTGGTTTTCTTTGTCAGATAATCAGGCGTAAAGGTCTTTTGCAGAAGTGCGTCACCCTTGTATTTTTCATTTGTCAAGATGCTTCTGACTGTACTGCTTGACCATTTCACCTTGCCGCCGGGTGTAGGGATCCCACGCTCCGTCAGCGTTTTCGCGATACTGTGCGGCGTTAAGCCTGAGAGGAAGAGTTTGTAGATCTCTCGGACTATTTCTGCTTCCTTTTCATTGACTACAAGCTCACCATGCTCACCCCGGTCATAACCGAGGAATCTGCCAAACGGAACGGAGACCTTGCCGTCTGCCATTCTCCTGCGATGTCCCCATGTGACATTTTCTGAGATGGAGCGTGATTCCTCCTGACTGATGCTTGAAATGATCGACAGGAGCAATTCGCATTTTGAATCGAATGTCCAGATGTTTTCCTTCTCAAAATAGCACTCCACATTATGCTCTTTCAGCTTGCGGATCGTAGAAAGAGAATCTACGGTATTTCGTGCGAAACGGGATACGGATTTTGTAATGATAAGGTTAATTTTTCCCGCAAGAGCTTCTTCGATCATTGTCTGGAAGCCCTTTCTGCCTTTGATGCTGCAGCCTGAAATTCCTTCATCGGCGAATATCCCGGCAAATTCCCAGTCGGATCGTCCTCTGATATAATCGGTGTAATAGCTGACCTGTGCCTCGTAGGAACTCTGCTGTTCCTCGTGATCGGTGCTGACTCTTGCGTAAGCTGCAACCTTTCTCTTCACAGGAGCCGACAGTGGTGCATCAGTAAAGCGGCTGATTGTTGCCGGAATCGTTGTTATACTTTTTGCCATGTTTTTTCACTCCCGTCTTTGTAGATGAATCTCAGGCTGCCGTCTGTAAATGCAAGAATGTAGTCTATGCTGGCTTCAAAGACCTCACTGTCAAAATCATCCAGCCCCAACACATAGGCGGCAATTGTCCGTAGCTTGCAGTCTGAAATATTGACGGCAGTACATTCCGCATGAGCCAGCCGCTTGCCTTTACAAGTCCAGTACACATATTTTTCTTTTGTGATGTATTGACTGTAGAGATTGCCGCAATGAGCGCATCGGATCTTGTCGTGAAAAGCGGCGGTTCGGGTGCCTGAATTGATATTTTCACGGAGCTTCAAGGCTTCATAGTGCCTGACCTCTCCGTCAACCGTATAGAAATCAATAGAGCCTGTTCGCTGAACAGTGATTTTGGACACCGTACTTTTGAATGCATCTTCATCAAAAGAACTGTAGCCGAACACCTCACAGAAAATACGCTCGATCTCAGCATTCGGGTAATTCACGCTGTCACAGGTTTGCGGACCGCCCGACTTGCTTCTGCACCGCCAGTACATATGGCGGTCTTTCCGGTCGCTGATTACTCTGCCGTACCGCCGTCCGCAGATGCCGCAGAAAATCATGCCGTCAAATAAATGCTTTGGAAGCGTACGCTCCCGCTTTGGCTTTGGAATGCGGACGGGAATCGGCGGGTGTGTCCATGTTCTGACCTCTCCACCAGAAAGTGTGAAGTGAATATCTCCGTTTTCGCCGATGCTCATAGATGAAATCAACTTCTCATAATCCTCACCGACAGTCTCAATGCATGCAGCGATCAGCCTATCCTCACGGATATTGATGCTTTTACAGTTCTTTTTGTCCAGCTTATATCTGCACGCCCAGTTGATATATGTGTGTCCTTTGCTGTGGTTCATCCTTCTGGAATAATAGCCGCCGCAGACCTCACAGCGGATAAGTCCTGTGAAGAAGTACACAGGATGCGCCATATCTGCTCGACGCTTCATCTCGATTTTTACTTTTTCATACGTTTCACGGTCGATGATAGCCTCATGACAATCTGAGTAAAGATATCTTGGAAGTTCACCGCGATTCCGTACTTTTATTTTGCTGATTGGATCAGTCATAATATACTTTTGCTTCAGCGCATCTCCGGCATAAACCTCATTGTAAAGAAGCAGACGAACACCCGCTTCCTGAAAGCAATTATTCAGCGTTGTACGAATGCCGGCAGCATTCAGTTCGTCAGCGATCTTTTGAAAGGACAAGCCTTCCAGAAACATTCGGAACATCCAGCGTACTGTTTCGGCTTCCTCCGGTATGATCACATATTGCTGAAGCTGATCATCGAAACGGTAACCAAGAATATGCTTGTTTGCTGTGCCAATCGTGCCCTTTTGAATTCGCTTGCGGATGCCCCACTTGCTGTTTTCGGATATGGAACGTGATTCCTGTTCTGCAAAGCTGGCTAACAGCGTCAACATTACTTCACCATCCGAGGAGAGCGTGTTGACTTGCTCCTTTTCAAACCTTACCTCAATGCCCAGTTCTTTCAGATGTCTTATGGTGTTCAGCAAATCCACAGTATTTCTTGCAAATCGGCTGATGCTTTTGCAAAGAATAATGTTGATGAGCCCTTTTTCACAGTCTGCAATCATTCTCTGAAATTCCGAGCGCTTTTCAATGCTTGTGCCGCTGATAAAGCGGTCGGCGTACACGCCTGCGTACTCCCATTCCGGATTTTTTTGAATCAGGTCACTATAGTAGCTGATCTGTGCCGATAAGGAGTGCATCAGGCGGTCTGTTTCCATCGAAACACGTGCATAGGCTGCAACCCTGAGCCGCGGTTTGATAAGCGGAACAACAGGCTCGATTTTCGTAATAACAGGCGTTTTTCCTGCCATTTGACAGACCTCCTTTCTTACTTATCAGCTACCATGTTACCGCCTTATCGAGGAGAAGTCAACGGATTCCCGGTAAATAATGTGCCGATTTTCGGACAGTATTTTGCCCTCATCTTTGTATCAATTACGGCGTATTCATTTGCTGTTATCAAGCGTTTATTCAGCATATTTTGAAACAGTTTCATCGTCACCAGATAGGTCGTTTCGTTTCGGTTCATATGATACACCTCCGTAGCGATGGGTGATGTAGCAGGAATGTGAGCAGTATTTTCTGCGGTGTCCTGCATAATCAGAGAATTGCTTTCCGCAGGCGGGACAGGTAATCGTAACAAAGGAATCATGCCGAAGCAATTCTTTATGCTCCTGCCAGTATTTTCTCTGACATGAGGAAGAACAGAAGGTTTTCTGCCGATGTCCCGGTGTATTGATGAGTGGCTGACCACAGCGTTTACAGCGGCCTTCTGTTATTGTGGCTTGAACGACAGGTACGGGAACAGCAGATGCTTTCGGAGCTTTCCGACTGCAAAATGCCTTGATCGTACCAACTGCAATTGATAAGGATTCGGATATTTCTGAGTAAGTTCTGCCCTGTTCCCGCATCTGCGTGATCTGTTGTTTCTGTAAATCCGTCATAGCATACCTCCCATCATAATACATATGAAAAGAACGGGCAGAGGATAACCCCTGCCCGAAAAGAAATCAAGATTTGACAAGCGTACCCTTGTAGGTGTCGTTGCCGATTTTGATGGTAGCTGTCACGGTGCTGTCCTGCTTATCATCGGATTTGTCAGGTGTAGGCACAGGAGTTTTCCCCCAGCCGTTCAGCCCCTTGCCCTTGATAATGGTCGGGAAATCCTTGTAGCAGATATCCAGATCCACATTGCCGTTGATACCGTTTACACGTCCCTTCTCAGAATGCTGCCAAATGCCGTATGCGCCGCTGTAATTGGTCTGATCGACCCAGTGCGCCAGCCAGATCGTGTACCACGACTTGATATCATCGGCGGTATGCGTGGTCAGAGACGAAGCAGAGCCATACAGTCCGACAAAATAGCCGGCGTTCTCAACCTTTTTGAGGAACGCCCGCATGATAGCGGATACCTGTTCCTTGCCGAGGTCGAACTGCTTCTTTTCCTCAAGGTCGAAGTACACAGGCATCTCGAACTGTTTACCTTTGATGACCGAGAGGAACACATCTGCTTCCAGTTCTGCCTCCTCCGGAGTCATGGCATAGGAGTACCAGTACGCACCGATAGGCAGACCGACAGCTTTTGCCCCTGCGTAGTTCTGCTCGAACTTCTCGTCCTTCTGCGAAGCAAGCCTGCCGTAGCCCGCACGCAGGATCGCAAAATCAATGCCGTCTGCCTTGACCTTACCCCAGTCGATATTTCCGTTGTGAACGCTCACATCAATGCCCTTCATATCCTCACCCCCGAAATACTTGTAAAAATCATCGGTCACAGTGCTGTTGCCGTGGACTTCATCACCGTACCACTTACCGTTCGGGCGCACATCAACATGTGTGTACTGATAGGCTGCTGTGATATTGGCAATACCTCTGAATCCGATATCCTGCGCCTTACAGCAGACCACCTTGGAGGAAATCGGCTGTCCGTCCTGCCCATAACAGCAGATATCCGCTGCATTGCCGAGCGTGTGCTGACCTGTCCCGGAACCGCCCACAGACTTATCGTGTGCTGTACAGCGATAACCGCTTGTGACAATGATCTTAGAGCAGTTTAGGGCTGCATACAGCTTTTCGAGCTTCTCAATCAGCTCATTGGAGATCGTAAATTCATGTTCCTTACCGCACTTGCAGCGGAACTCTTTTGCATTAAAATGCGGGGAAAGCTGTGTGGTATCCGAATACTCATATTTCTTGTTCATTTTCTTTTCCTTTCTGCGTAAAATCGCTGATTACGGCTTGACAAAAACGGTATACTAATGCTATAATTAGAAAAAACACGGAGGTGCATGAACAATGCCAAGAAGACCTGCAAGCCCAAAAACCGAAACTGCAAAGAAAACAACACGCAAGAAAAAAGCCACTGTCGAAGCAGTCGCTGAGACCACTCCGATTACAGCAGCCGAAGTTGTAGAATCTGTTGCAGAAACAGCA